TTTGTCCATTATAATTTTTCCTTATATTCAAAATGTGTCCAACTCTCAGTTGCTTCTTTGTCGTTTGTAACAATTGACATACCTGGGCCATATTCATTATTCGTAGCGAATATGGCTGCATCCATAGGTTTGTCAAATTCTTTTAAGACCTTACCGTCTTTGATGACTTGATACTTATTCATCAATTAGGTCCATCAGGTCGTATGGTACTCGCCACTTAGCGCCTGAACAATCTACGACTGCTTTCTTAGGTCCAAGTTTTACAACTACACCCATACGCTTCATACCGTTGGCTCTACCAAACTTCACTTTAGTACCAACTTTAAACTGATCTTCTTTTACACTTTTTAAAGTTTGTTCAACGATAAAAAGATGACCAGCATGACTAGGCTCTTTTATCCAGTCTAGTATTTTTGGCAAGTCGTTAAATTTAAGTTTACTCATATATATCCTCCCTTTTGTTATCTATAATAAATTGCAAATGTATCAGCACCATTCATATGACAGAATGATTGCGGTCTAATATAATGCATTTGTAATCCAGTTTTGTATTGTGTTTTTAAACCTGACTTTCCTCTATATCTGTATCTTATCTTTTTTGCCCATCTTTGAGCAGATACTTCTTTAAAATATTTTAAGTATTTAATTGGTATACCAGAGGCAATACAAGTTCCATCATATTTAAATGGGTCAGTCAAATGTTCCAATATAAGTGGATTGACAATTCTTTCAAATACTTTTCTTACTCTTGTTTTCATATATAGTCCTCCCTATTGTTATTTTAAATATAATGGTCCTGTCCATTGAATAGCATAATTACCTTCAAGTACATTACCTCTTGGTGAGTTTAAAGCAGGTTTATTATAACCAGCGGCTTTTAGTATATCACCTTTTTTAAATCTACCAGAGTCTTCTTTCATTACAAAAGCAAATACACTATTACCTTGTACAATCTTAATATACTTTTACCCATACTCACTTTTGTTTTGTTATCCCAATTATCAACTTGTTCTTTAGAATAACCTTGTAATTCTTTTTTACCATAACTAGTTGACATTTGTTCATAATCTTTTTTGGCACCTAACATCATATTAGAAATACCTTCATATATGTTTTCTGCTTTTTGTTCTACTTTAATCATTATTTTCCTCCATTTATGTAATATTCATTTAAATCATTCCAAGATGATTTTTCTCTAGCTTCTGCTTCAGCAAATAACTGTTGTGAAAATAAAGTCATTACAAAACTAGCAAAACCAACACACACTGCTGATGCTCCTAACAAGTATTGATCTGTTTCTATCGCACCAACTGCTGATACCATGGCAAGTGTACCCATAACTGCGAATGCGACTGTCATATATTCATATATTTTTTTTTTCATAGTGTTTTCTCCTTATTTTAATTTGTAGTTGTAAATGATTTTATTAATTGCGTTTTTCATATTAATATCAATCATACTTAAAAGAGTATTGTCAACTTCAATAACTTCTTTTAAATTTTTGTTTATCTTTTCTATTTGTTTATATGCGATATTTCTAACTATCGTCATATTATTGTTTTTTATGTTTTTGTTTATCATATACTAGCTAATATATCAGGATAAATACATTAGTACAGTAAAAAATGGGTAAAATAGCAAATAAATTGGTTAAAAAAGGGTTGATTTACTTGACTTTTTTACTTTTTTTGTTCGCCATTTGTTCTTGTGCCGTAAAATCGTGTAAAATTACGCCAGATTTAGAGAAAATTGGCGATTCGGCGTTAAAAAATAAAGAAAATTTAACAGAAACGAATCTAAAACACGCAAATGTGCGTTGTAAATACTAACATAAATAGAAATATGACTTATTGCAATAATTGTGGATACGAATCGCATTGTGGAAATGACTTTTGGAAAGAAAATATAGAAGTTTGTAAACATTGTCGTTGTGAAAAGTGCGAAATATCATTGGAAGATGAAATAAAATACGAATTAAACGAAGATTTATTTAATGGAGCATAAAAAATTATGAGTAAAATGAGATTATACAAATTTTGGAATGAAAATGGTGATGAAAAAGAGAAAGAAGCGATGAGTTTGAAGAAAGCAGTAATGTCAGTTCAAGGCGATTACAAAGATAGATTCATAAGTGTTGAATATGTTAGTAAAAAAGGTAAACAAATTAGTCAATCTGTAGAAATACCTATGGGAAGAAAGATTAGACAGTCAATGGCCTTAGAAAAAAAGAGATTAGCCAAAAAAGCAGCGTTAGAGGCTAGAAGATAATGGCAAAATTAGCAAAATCATTTGTGGCGCATGAAAGAATGCCTAAAAAAACATCACAAGGAAATAGAAAAGGTGTTAAATTTAGTTCAATGAACAAATCTCGTAAAAGATCATTTAAATTTTACAACTCACAAGGAAAATAATGCCTGGTATTAGTAGAAACGGACAAGATGTGGCTGGTGGTGTCGCCATAGAAGGTAGTTCTAATGTTTCTGTTAATGGTAGTGGTGTTGTAAGACTAGGTGATAAGGTAGCAAGTCACGGTATAGCGCCACATTCACCAACACCACCTATGACTAGTAGTTCATCTACTATAAGAGTAAATAGTATTGGTGTGTGTAGGGCTGGTGATAGTGCTTCTTGTGGACATACTATTTCTGGTAGTTCAAACGTAAACGCTGGTTAATAGTGTATAAATATTGTTATGCCTAATTATAGTGTAGAAAACATATCTAACAATAGTAAAAGATCAAATAGAATCTATAAAGATTTAGATTTAGATTTTGGTAGAAACACTGTGACAAATGATGTAAATAAATTGACTGATGTTGAGGCAGTTAAAAGAAGTGTTAGAAATTTAATTCAAACTAATCACTTTGAAAGACCATTCCATCCAGAGATTGGTGGTAATGTAAGAGCACTATTATTTGAACCAGTCACACCATTGACTGCTCTTAACTTACAAAGAAAAATTGAAGAAGTTTTAAATAACTTTGAGCCAAGAATTAAATTAGTACAAATTTTAGCAAGACCAGATATTGATGGAAATAGATATTCAATTCAAATCAGTTTTTATGTAATTGGTGTTACTAATCCAGTTACAGTAGAAACATTTTTAGAGAGATTAAGATAAAATGGCAAGTAATAAATTAGAAGTTTCAGAATTAGATTTTGATAATATAAAAAGTAATCTAAAAACATTTTTACAAAATCAATCAGAGTTCCAAGATTACGATTTTGAAGGTTCTGGCTTTGCTGTCCTTTTAGATGTTCTTGCTTACAATACACACTACTTAGGTTTCAATGCCAATATGTTGGCAAACGAAATGTACCTAGACAGCGCTGACATTAGAAAAAATATTGTGTCATTAGCAAAGATGTTAGGTTATACACCAACATCACCTAAATCACCAACTGCATCAATTGATATTTTAGTAAACAACGCAAGTGGGTCTTCTATCACTATGGCAAAAGGAACATCTTTTACAACGACAGTAGATGGAACGACTTATCAGTTTGTGACAAATGCTGATCATACAATTTCAGCAAGTTCAGGTGTTTATAATTTTTCAGGTATATCAATTTATGAAGGTACTTTAGTCACATTTAAATATACAGTAGATAGTTCTGATCCAGACCAAAAATTTATTATTCCAAGTGTAAACGCTGACACATCTACATTAAAGGTCACAGTTCAAAATTCAGTATCAGATACAACAACAGCGACATATACAAAGGCATCAGGTTTTACTTCCATAGGTAGTACATCAAAAGTTTATTTTTTACAAGAGGGTGAAGATGGTAAGTTTGAAACTTATTTTGGTGATGGTGTTGTCGGTAAATCTTTAGATGATGGCAATATTGTAATTTTAGAATATATTGTTTCAAATAAAGCTGATGCAAATGGCGCTTCTTCATTCGCACTATCAGGTAGTGTTGGTGGATTTACAGATGTCACAATTACAACAGTTTCAAATGCTCAAGGTGGGGCGGAGGCACAAACAAAAGAGTCTATAAGATACAATGCACCATTACAATACGCTAGACAAGATAGAGCAGTCACAACAAGTGATTACGAAACACTTGTACAAGAAATATATCCAAATGCTCAATCAGTTTCAGCTTGGGGTGGTGAAGATGATGAAACACCAGTTTATGGTGTAGTAAAAATTGCCATTAAAGCAGCATCAGGTTCTACATTGACAGATACTACAAAAGAAAGTATTAAAACACAATTACAAAAATACAATGTTGCTTCAGTTCGACCAGAGATTGTTGATCCAGAAACTACATCTCTTATACTTAATACAACTGTAAAGTATGATGAAAAAGCAACTACAAAAACTTCAGATACAATAAAATCAAATGTCATAACCACTTTAACAAATTACAATACAGATACACTAACACAATTTGATGGTGTGTTCAGACACTCAAAAGTTATAGGTTTAATAGATGATACAGATAATAGTATCTTATCAAATGTGACTAAATTAGACATAAGAAAATCATTTACTCCAACATTAAGTTCATCTACAAGATATGATGTTTATTTTAGAAATGGTATTTTCAATCCACACTCTGGACATAAATCAGCCACTGGT